CCTCCGCCGCCGCCTCCGCCTCCGCCTCCGCCGCCTACGCCGCCGCCGCCGCCTATGCCGCCGCCGCCTCCCGTAGTGCATTATGGGAATCAGCGGCTTCAGCTTTGGAAGAGATTCTCAGCCGCTGCGAGGTGCCGCAGTGACCCGCCACATCGCAGAGAAGACCGACTCCGAGGGCCGCGTGTACTTAAAGGCTCTGGGGTTCCTGGACGGAAAGTCGTACCGGGGCAGCAGCACGTGCGCCTACCCGCGCACCAATGCTCTGCGCATCATGACGCAGAACCCGAATGCTCGTCATCCGGGGGATTGGCCAACTCCGCAAGATCAGCATACGGCTCTGGAGGAGCTCCGTCAGAGGATAAAGCTGGTTTAGAATAGACCCTGCTAGATACCAGGGGCCCGCAAGACTTAGTCGGCGGGCCCCGAAAAGGAGAACAGTCATGGCTCGCGTTCTGCGTCCGTATCAGCAGAGATTCTGCTCTCAAATCAGCACCCTTTGGGACCGCGGCGTGGACCGCGTGATCGGCGTTCTGCCCACAGGAGGCGGAAAAACGGAGTGCGCAGCAGAGCTGTCCTTGCCGTTCAAGAACGTGCTGAGCGTTTGCCATACCCGTGTTCTCGCTGAGCAGTTGCAAGCGCGCCTGAGCAATGCCGCCACCTGGCAGGGACTGCGCATCCGCCAGCAGAACGGCGAGGGCTGGCCCTACGGCACTCCGGACCTGCTGGTCGTTGATGAGGTTCACGTAGGAGACAGCCCCGACTGGCAGCACGTCTTCGAGATGGTTCCCGAGGGCTGCAAGGTGCTCGGTTTAACAGCCACCCCGTGGCGCTTCTCTCACGGAACCCAGCAGAAGGGGCAGACCAAGACAGACGAGATGGTGGTAGGAGGCCGCAAGAACTCACGGTTTGGCAAGGGACTCGGCGATCTGTTCGGCGCCATGATCGTCGGAGTCACCCCACGAGAACTCGTCCGGAACGGTTATCTCGTGCCACTCCGAGTGATGAATGTAGTTGAGGCTCAGGACGCTGCCGCCAGCCTTGCAGGTCTCAAGGGGCCGAGCTGGGATGCCAAGAGAGAGAAGCACACGGGCCGCGTCACTGCCAATCACGACTCGCGTCTGTGTCCCGTCGATGCCTGGCTGAAGTACGGTGAGGGTCGCAAGACCATGGTCTTCTGCCATCTCGTCGCTGCCGCAGAACGCACAAGCTTGAAGTTTCAAGCCCTCGGTGTAGCGTGTTCCGTGGTGCACGGAAAGCTCAAACCAGCAGAGAGCGCGAGGAGACTCCAGGACTTCAAGGAGAACCGCCTGCAAGTGCTGGTCAACTGCATGGTCCTTACCTGCGGAGTTGATGTGCCGGACGTCCAGTGCATCGTGGTGGACCGCGGGTTCAACAACTTGAACAGCTACATTCAAGCCCTCGGACGCGGCGCACGAACCGTCCCGAGTACCAAGCCATGCCCTGACAAGACGAGCCCAGCCGATCCTAGCCTGGCCGTGCCGTGCCACGAGCAGGCACACATCTCAGACTGGAGGGCTAGAGTCAAGACCGATTGCCTGGTCCTTGACCTGACCGGCTGCAGCTCGGTGCACGGAGACCCTCAGAAAGACCAAAGCTATTGGGTTTGCACCTCCGAGGGCCGTCCAGTGAGCGAGATGGCCTGCGAGGTCTGCGGCACCCGGCTGTCCCCCATGTTCCCGCAGCGCTGCATGCGGTGCGATCCCTTCCGCCCCAAACTCGGCGACCCGAAGGAGCTGCTCGATACTGGCATGCGCGTCTACTGCGTCCTGAAAGACTTGAGAGAGCAGGAAGGGTGGCAGGGACTCACTGAGGACGAGAGGGACCGGGGCATTATCGATTCTTTGGCCGGTTTCGAGGTATCCACTGATTCCGAGCGAGCCGTGCTCATCGACGAGTCGGTTAAGGCGCAAGGGCGCATCAGAGCGCGAGCAGAGGCCCTAGCTGCCGCTGAGAGGTCCAGAGTGGCTGAGGAGTCTCGGAGGGTGAAGGCGGAAGAGAACGCGCGTCTGAACGCCATCTGGGCATCGGACAGGGCCAAGCGAGCTGAGGAGGGACGGAAGGCAATTGAGCTGAGGGCAGCGGCGCTCCTGGAGCAGCAGGCCGCACGTAAGGCCGAAGCTGACAATGTGGCTGCTGGTAAGGAATGGTCGGAGTCTGAGAGGCAGTCCGCATCCATGCAGCTGGAAGCCAAGTTCCGGCTCTTCATGACCCGCGGCTGGACACTCAGCAGCGCCACCCGGGACGTGCGCCAATCCCTGGCACGCTACTCCGGCAAGTACAGCCGCGAGAACTACGCAGTCCCGGAATGCCTGCTGCCGGTACTGAGCGCTCTCAATGCCTCCTGGAAGCCGCAACAGGGCTCCGCGTACAGCTGCCCTGCTCAATACGAGCTCGAACGGATGCTCGGGGATGCCCGCACCAGCCGATACGGCGAAGCCTGGTGCCGCAAGAAGGTGAAGGAGCTGTTCGGCAGGGATTGCTTTCAGGTTCCCATGTACTCCGAGCCCGAGAATCAGAAGCCAGTCGAGAGGGAGCTTGCTGAGGTGCCGTTCTGAGGGTAAGGTACCAGTTCGCCAATGGTTTCCGTTACTTGTACCAAGAAAGACCCCTGGTGTCACAGAATCGTCTGTGACACCTTAAACGATGTAGATTCGCAGACATAGGCCTAGCGGCCAGGAGTCCGGCACAGATGGTGTCGGAGCCCTGTGTGTCAGGCTAATTACAGTGAAAACGGACACTTGAGACAGGTGGCACGACGCGCAGAGGAACCCCCTCTACGCATAGTAGATTTATAAGGTAACACCCTTAGGACTCTCTTTAGTGTTTGCGACGGTTTGCGACAGAAGCACTTCGCAGCCGTATTGATGCTGGTTGGTGGTGTCGGAGGTGCTGTGACGGTCTACTGTGACAGTGACACGAGTGGTTGTACCAGCCGTCTGGTCGGCTCGCGTGTTGTTACAGAGTGTTGCAATACTGGTGGGCAGTTGGTATATGAACACTATGCTCAAAGGACCCAGGGGACTGTACAGAATCATCAGCGAAGACATTCACAAGGAGCTGCTATCTGATTACCTCACTACAGACATTACCGTCAAAGAGCTGGCCGCTAAGCACAACGTCAACTCACAGTCACTCCGAAAACTCCTGTCCGGCTACATGTTCCACAAGCCGAAGCGTGAAGGGCTCCGAGGTAGGACACCAAAGAATGTGACGTGGCGAGTCAAGGTGTAGCATCGGCCGGCCCGCGTGGTGCAACATGCCACTGTAGCACCCTGTTGCAGTCCACGGGCCGAGCGGTCTTTAGGCCGGACAATCTACAGATTCCCCATCGGGTTACTGTAGAAACAGTGCGTCATACGTAAGACAAGAGAAAGGCGCGTCACCTAGGTTGGTGCGCGCCTCGCTCTCCGTCCCCTCTCTTCTGTGGTGTTCAGCCTCGTTCGAACCACCACATCCAGTTTGGATCTATTCGTCCCTGGCCGTTCTTTCGACGTCCCTTGCCGTTCTTTCGAGCGATCTTCTTGGCGTACTTTGACTTCTTGCGCTTAGTGGTTGCTTGGTCGGTCATTGGTCGTCTCCGTTGGTTGGGTTGGGTTGGGTTGGGTTGGGTTTTTCAGTGGTGGTTCCGTTCCAGGGCAGTTGACTTCCGTCGACCTTTCCGATCCAGTGCTTCGGGTCGCTGCCGTGACGCCAGGCGCGGTGGAGCATGGCGAAGAAGCGCAGGTCGCAGCGAGCCATGAAGGAGATGGTGTAGCCTGCTGCTTCGTGCCACTGGCTGAACACGAGGCCGTCGTCGTTGACCATGAGGCTCACGGCTTGTTTACTCCTGAGCAGCACGATGGATTTCCGCGGACGTGATCACAAGGGTCCGGTTTTCCGAGCCAGCGAAAGTACCAGTTGTTACGGAGCGCAATGAGTCCAGTTAGCGACTCAGGGTCGAGTAGCTTGTAGGTACCGGGCCAAACCTCGAAGCGTTCTTGGCGGATCATGGCGCACCTCTCAGCTTGTCTGTTTCACGGTGCCACTCGGAGGGCAGTAAGCCGCCGTTGGAGAGCCACTGGTCGAGGGCTTCGAACTGCTCGCAGATTGATAGGGCCCTGTCCTCAGTGCGGAACAAGCCTATGTCGGTTTCATCCGTGATGTGCTCGCGGCACAGTTCACGTAGCTTGTCGAGTGCGATGTTGGGGTCCATTTCAGGTTCCTTCCTGGTGAGGCACGCCTCGACCTCCGAGCGGCTCACTTCGCCACCTTCGGGCAGGTGATGACGGCATCACCATTGATGTACACGATGGTGCACTTGACCGTCTTGCCAGTGCGATCATCGGTCTGTGTGGCAGTGGTGCCAGCGCTGCACCACTTGCTGATGAGAAGCGCCGTGATGGCCACTCCGAGTGCCAGGTGGCTGGCGAACGAACGAGCGAACGAGGGCTTGATTGCGTGCATTGCGTCTCTCTCCTGGGGCGACGTGCTGCCGTCCACACCAGTAAGATACGACCTAAGGCCTCAGCTGTAAAGGCTGAGCTGTATGCGAATTCATCACCCCGTTGGGTGACTACACTCGTTCAGTCTTTAGCGAGGCCTCTGTCGCTGCTCGTTCGCGCGCGCTCAGGCCTCTGTGCGCAGCCAAGGCGTAGCCACCGGGTACCCCTGGGGTTGGAAGGCGGGGGAGCGTTCGCGGCCTGCTGAAACGCTACTAGCAATTTTCTAAAAACCCACTACTCTGCGTTCAGGCATAGCCTGCGAGGTCGTACAGTTGCGGCTGGTTAAGAGCCCTGTCATCGAAAGGTGTCGGGGCTTTTCTCTGCCCACCCCCTCGATCGCTACTCAGAATTTTCTGAGAGAACTACGCAGAGACTCTTCAATGTGCTTCTGTACCAATTCGTTCAGGTGCCTAACGAGGTCACCTGACATGCAGCTATCGTCCGCTTCACCGGAGTAGGCCTTCTCGAACTCTGCCAGCGCATTCTCGATAGCGCGGCACCTGGTTTTCCAGGCGCTCTCATATCCGGAGCCCTTCATCCCCCCATCAACTTCCTGAGCTTCTTCAGCTCTCTCGCCTTGCCCTGACCGACCTTCTCCAAAAAACGCTCGATGAGCCCGAGTTCTGTTTTCCCCTGTTGCTTCCGAAAGTGGGTGATGCAGGCAATCAGGCCCTCTCTATCCACATACCCCATGCGCTTGATTTTGTGCCGGCCAGGGATGGTGTACCTGGCTTCACGCAAGAGTCCGTGTTCCTTGGCGAACTTCAGGACGCCATGGAAGCCGAGGGATTCCACGTCTGCGATGGTGTAGAACTCTTCTCCCTCAGCGGCCTCCCTAGTTGCCTTCTTCGCCCTGTGACTGGCCGGTCCCTGAGAGAACCAGGCGCGTTTGAGGTCATCGGTCATTGGTGCCACCAGATTTGCAGTGGGCCCATGAACCACACCTTGTGGGTCGACCCGTTCCAGGTCCCGACGCCGCGGCAGAAGTGCCAGAATTCCGGATTGTCCTCGAAGTGAATCCAGTAGTCCTCGAAGTGAATCCAGTAATTGGCTCGGCGCTTGAGGTCCTCGGTCATGGTTTGCGACTCATCTCGTGGCCGCACCCTGGACGCTGACATAGAAACACGTGCCATCCGGCCCAGGACTCCATGCCAGTGGTCTCCGGACCGATGTCCTTGACAATGGAACCGCACCAGTTGCACGTCCCGCCCGGCTCTCTACCCTCCCCAGCAACTTGTGACTTGTCAGTCTCAGCCATAGGTGGCAGGATGCATCAGGTATGGAGAGTGAGCAAGACCTGATGCGCGATTTGCGTGATGCCTTCGACAGCTTGAAAGAGCGCAGTCAGGGCTACCGCATCACCAAGTCCTGGAAGCCTGGAATCCAGTTCACTTTCGGTCTGGACAAGAAAGGCCCTCCCATCCGCCCTGCGCCCATCATCACGATTCCAAACTGGCCTGTTACGCACGTCGTAGTTGGCAGAGTGGCGAGCGGCGTGCAGCACTACCGTGGTGTAAACTACTGGACACGGGTCGTGTACCATGCAGGAGACTGGACCTGAATGTGCGGCATGCAATGCAGAAGTTGTCTGGTCTGGTTCCATCCGAGCTTCCTAGTGGACGGGTCCTGCTACAGGTGCCGGCGTGGCTGATGCATCACAGATGTACTTGATGCAAGTCCTGGAATCGAGCCGAAGCACATGCCAGTTGTGCTGGGGCCAGTCCAAACATTGCCCTTGCATGTGCACTCCCATTCGCCCGGCGCCCATCATCACGGTTGCCAACTACCCAGAAACACGTGTGGCCTCACAACGCGGAGGCGTTGTCGTTCGCCGGGGCGCCCTGATGTCCGCTGGGCATACCACTGTATGGCGCGAGACCAGTGTGCTCGGGAGGGACTGGACATGACAGCCAAATCCGAACTCGTGCCCTCGCTCGACCTGACCTCTGGTCTGACTCCAGAGGCCAAGGAGAACCGACTCGCCCGTATGCGCGAGATAGAGGACGAGATACTTCAGACTGCACTTGGCAACGTGGCGGCTATCCAGGATGCAACGAGCATCTCGCCGGAAGAGGAAAATCCTCCGGAGGAGTGGGTGGAGAGATTCGGCAAGGAAGCCGCGGAGAAGCGCCTGTACGCTGCCAAGTGGGGCTGGAAGGCTCAGAAAGAGGCGCCCCTTTGGGCCATACAGGCTCTGCAGATGGTCGTCGGCATCGCCAAGGCTCGCGGTCAGTCAGTCCGAGTGGGCACTCTGGAGCTGAACGCGCGCATCTCTCTGCCGGCTCCGACTACCTCTGAGCATCCGGGGCCGGTGGTCTACGAGGTCCGGGACATCAGCGATGACTGATTGGACTACGCTACACGTGTTTTTTCTCGTGGTCTCGGTTCTGTTCGTGGCCGAATGGTTCGGCTTGCTGGATAGGTTCAGGAGATGAGACCTGAACCCGTAGGAACGCGCATGATTCGCGAAGGCGACGGCATGCAGGGCGTGGTCACCTGCGGCCGTGATGGAGTCGCGCGCGTGGCCTACAAGGACCGCGGCGAGTGGCACGTGGCCCTGAGCAAGGAAGTCTGGACCAAGGACGAGGACCCGCCTGGGCGCCTCCTGGACTCGGAGAAACGCGCCGTGGCCATGGCCGCGGACCAGTGCCTAAAGAGCATCGTGCTGCACAAGCCCAATCGCTTCTGGGAGGAGCCAAGCGGAGAGCCCTTCGACGCGATGCTGGTGAGGATCGTTGTCGACTACCTGGGGACCAGAGCGTGATCGTCAATCGCGCACTCTACGACCCTAGCCCCTGGCACGTTCGTTTCCATCAGTCCTCTTGTGACTGGGTGATGGGTGGCGGCTCCGCGGGCCCTGGCAAGAGCCTCGGGCTTCTGTTTGACCCCATCTGCACTCAGGCCGTGATCGAGCACTCGCGCATGACCGGGCAGCCCCTGGAAGGCTTCCCCCCGTGGCTGGTCGACCTGTGCCTGAAGCACCCCATCAAACCGGGTGAGTCAGAGGGCCACGCGCTGCACATGCGCCGGACTATGCCGCAGTTGAGAGAGACGCTCGACCGCGCTCACCGCATGTTCGTCAAGTTCGATCCGGGGGTGGAGTTCAGCAAGGAGAACCACCGGTACACCTTCAGCTCGGGCTACAAGTACACATTCGGCCACTGCCGGCAGGAGAACGACTACGAGGATTATCTCTCGCAGCAGTACACCTGGCTGGGCCTCGACGAGGCGTACCAGTTCACCGAGAAGCAATTTGAAGAGCTCGACGGCCGCGTGCGATCGGCAGACCCGGTTCTGGTCAAGCTGCTGCGCACCAGACTGATGACTAACCCTTCCCCCGGCTGGCTCAAGAAGGTGTTCGTGGACCCCGCGCCCGAGGGAAACGTGGTGCTGCGCAAGAAGGTCACGGACCCTGCTACGGGTGAGTTCAAGTACAAGACGATCCTGTTCCTGCCGGCCCGGCTCGACGACAACCCCGACAAGGCGTTCGTCGAAACCTACAAGTTTAAACTTCTGGCTAAGCCAGCGCACATCCGGAACCGCTACCTCTACGGCGACTGGAATGCTCAAGAAGGCGGCTTCTTTGAGGAGAGCTGGAACCCTGCGCTGCATGTGTGTGACGCCTTCAAGGTGCCCCGCGACTGGCCCAAGTTCCGCTCCTGCGATTGGGGCTTCCGGCAGCAAGGCGTCATCGGCTGGTTCGCTCTCAGCCCCGACGACGTGATGTACATGTTCTACGAGTTCAACTTCCGGCTCATGAAGGACTACGAGGTAGCTGCACGGGTCATCGAGATCGAGAAGAAGTTCGGCTTCTGGAACGACCGCGAGCGCAAGAGCCGCCTGAACGGCGTGGCGGACACACAACTCTGGGAGGAGCGCGGCGACTCGGGCAAGAGCAAGGCCGCCGTGTTCAACGAGAAGGGCGTCTTCTGGCAACCCGCCGACAAGGCGTCCCTGGCCCGCGGCTGTGAGCGCCTGGACGCGCGCCTCAGGGACTACGACGAGAACAAGACCCCGGGGCTCGTGGTGTTCAGGAACTGCAAGAAGACGATCGAGATGTTCGCCAGCATCCAGGTAGACGAGACCGATTCCACGGTGGTGGACAAGAAAAGCGAGCTGAAGCACTGGTTGGATACTGCCGCCTACGCGGCAGCGCGTGCCTCCCGCGGCCCCGGCTCTATCGTGATGGACTTACACCTTTTTGATCAAGAGGAGCGCGACGAAGATGAGTTGGCCAAACCGACCAGGTCGTTTGGGTACGGCAGCTGAGCGCTTCTGGAGGAAGGTATCCAAAGCTGGACCAGAAGAGTGCTGGATCTGGCATGCCCACATCAACGCGAGCGGTTACGGACGCATGATGTGGGAGAAGAAGGACTTGCGCCTGGCCCACAGGATTTCCTGGGAACTCGCGAACGGGCCGATCCCTGACGGCTTGATTGTCTGCCACAAGTGTGACAATCCTCCTTGCGTGAACCCTGCTCACCTGTTCGTTGGAACGCATGCGGACAACATGGCGGACCGGGATCGAAAGCATAGGCGAGCGCCGCCCAAGGGCGAGCTCAACGGCAGAGCTAGGCTAACCGAGCAGCAGGTGAGAGACATCCGCGCGAACGCTGTCCTGTGCCGATTGACCCACAAGGAACTTGCAGAATGGCTCGGCGTCACCCGCACGATCGTCAGCAGCATCATCGCCCGAAAGACCTGGCAACATGTCTGAAGACCAAGAGTCCCCGACGCCTGCCGAGGACGTCTATAATCTTGGTCAGGACACCAAGGTAGAACCTGATTTCGAGTACGACGAAGACGAACCCAACCTGGTGACGTCTTTCAAGAAGCACCCAGAGGGCCGCGCCGCGCTGAAGCGGCTGAGCATGAAGTGCCTCGACGACTTTGAGCGAGCATGGGAAGCAACCGAGAAGTTCCGGGCCAGCAACGCGAAGGTTTGGAACCTGTTCGCCGGGACGCTGGAAGACAAGGATCCGCAGTTCAAGGCGATGAGCAACGCGCACGTTCCCATCCTGATGGAGAACATCGTGCGCATGCAGTATAGGCAGGCGTATGAACTTTTCGGCAACTGGACCAACGTTTTCGGAGTTACTCCAATTGGCCCTGACGATGAGCACACAGCCAAGCTGCTCACTCTCCACGGCAATTGGCAGATTCGAAAGAGGATCAAAGACTTCAAGCGTCAGGTGGGACACCGAGGGCTACTCATATTCGATCTCTTTGGTGACGTCACTTGCCACAGCTACTGGGACCCCCAGCGCAGAAGCAACCGTCACGAGATTCTGACCGCGAACGAGTTTGTGTGCGCGAACGCGCACGTCTCGACGATGCCCGACTACAGCGACGTCTCTTGGGTGGCGAAGATTCGCTACATGGACGCGCACGAGCTCCGCAAGATGGACGGCGCCTGGGAGGACGTGGGCGCCACGCTCAAGAACATGCCGCCCGACTGGGACGACCCGACGATCACGCAGGAGTTGCGCGAAGCCGTCGACAAGACCACTGGCGTTGACTCGACTGCCTACCAGAAGGGGCAGTATCGGATCATCCAGTACGAGGGTTGGCTGAACCTGCCCGGGCAGGACAGGGACCGCTACTGCGCGGCGCTCATCGACTTCACGACGAACAACGTGCTGAAGCTAAACATCCACGAGCGCGTGGACCCGTACGACAAGCGGCGCTTCGAGTTCCAGCAGAAGCAGCTTCAGCAGTATCAGGCGGCGCAGCAGGAGATTCAGGCGTTCCAGCAGGAGCAGGAAGCCACCAAGATGGCCGCGCTCGACCTGGCGCACTCGACGGACCCGAACAGCGACGGGCCCGCACAGGGCGTCGCCATGGCCCGCGCAATCGACGAGATGCCGCCTCCGCAGGGCATGCCGATGCCCGACTGGATGCACGGCGACCCCAACGCTCAGCCCGAGCCACCGCCGCGAAGATCG